ATATGGCACGTTATTTTCAACAGTAAAGCCTTGGCGTTGCACATCTTTGTTCCAAGCACGTCTTGCTCTACCACTTTTAATTGGTGTAGCTTTTTGTGCTTCTTCAAGATAGATTTGAGCAACAGTGTTAACCTGATCCTCAACTTCTCTACCTATGAACTGCAATGCGTCATCAACGCCAAGAACTTCAAGTTTCATCTTAAGATGCCGCGTAAGCCAATGCACCTGAACCCTGGAAGCTGATAGATGCTTCTACCATACCGTCCATACTTGAGTTCACTGTAGAACCAGTAATGATGATGTCACCGCTGAATTTGTTTGATGTATCATCAAGATACAATTCAATAGCATAAGCCGCGTGTCCAACTGCTTCAAGAGTTGGGTTTAAGCCTGCTAATTCACCAGTTGTATCTGCTGTTGGAAATTCACCTGAATCCCAATAAATTTCAGCAGTTCCTGAAAAAGAACTTAGTCCTTTAACATAAGTTCTTGCATCTGTGCCCATAGTAGTTGTTTCAATTGTGTCTGAAGACATTTCAATTGAGAATGAGCGAACGGCGGCTAATGAGGTTAAAGATCCATCTGCATCTGCAACCTTAACAACGCCGTTATTACCTGTAAGAATAGCCATAGTTAGTCTCCTTAGTTAATAGCGTTTTCATCGGACGCTTCTTCAGCGGGCGTCTCAACCGCTTCTTCACTTTCATCCTCTTGGACTTCAGTAAATTCTTTTTTGGGCTTGCGTAACGTGGCTTTTACGGGAGCATCTTGTCTTTCCCAGCCAGCTTGTTCAAGTTTTGAAACAAGACTTTCGTCTGTTACTTCTTTTGTTGTATTGCCCTTGATCATTGTAATCATAGTCATCTCCTTTATGCTGATCCTCTAACAAAATAATAATTGATTTCGTAGTCCATAACAAATTCTGCTAAAGGAGCCAACCTTTCAATAACTTCAACTCGTGTAATCTGTGAATTTTGAACTACACTTTTTGTTTTTTCTCTGTATCTGTCGCTATCAAGTTTTTCTTCAATAGCTTCAATTAAATCATTGCGTTTTTTATCCAGCTCTGTGCCTCTAACAAATCCACGAATTTGATAAGTGATAGTGCCACGACGCACACCTGCTGTATGCATAGTTTCAGTGTCTCTATCTTCTACACCTGTTTGAATTAGTATTGCTGGAAATTGTGTAATAGCCAATTTTTCTACATCAAATGGCTCTCTTGTGACCAACACAGGACGCGGGTCACGTATATCTTTTAGGACTTCTACAATATTGTCGGCTAAATCGTTGCGTATACTCATTTACCTACTACCTTTTAAGGCGTAAGAAGTGAGTTGCTTGTTTTTCTTGATCTGTTACTGTTCCAGAACTGTCAAGGTCATACTCTACGCCGTCTCTTAACACTAAATCTAATTCACGTTCATATTCTTGTCTATAATGTTCCATCTTTCTTTCAAAGACATCAACATCTGGTTCAAAACGTGATAATTTAGGATAGATATGAAACCCTAATGCTTGATAAACGCAAGCACGAGTTAATTGACTGGCTGTGTATAAATCTTCGTCTGGTTCTACATCGCCGCCCGCAACATACTTTACGTCATATAAGCCAATCTGTTGTGTTGGCCACCAACGAATACGTAAATCACGAAACACATCTGCTTGTGCTCGTGTTATATCTTGATCAAAATCGGAAATTCCGTAATTTTCAATGTCTGGTTCGTATAGAACGACATCATCTATGGTTGCGAGAGTTATTGCCATAGGGGTCCTACCTCCTAAAAATTAAATTTATGCGAAGTCCTTCTTCGTCACATTGTATTTAGTGTAATAATAGAAAAAGGGCCTAAAAAGACCCTTTTCCGTTATGCCAAGTTAGTAATATTATACTAACGCTGATGCGTCAGATGCAATACCAACACCGTATTGGTCAAATAGCTCGCTTACGCCATAAGCCATTGAACCTACGATTTCTAAGCTACGTTTAGAAGCGTTACGCTCTGTTTCAATACGCATATCACGCTTAACCATATAGCCAAGTGCGTCTTGTGTCATAACACCACCAACATATGCACCAGCTGAGTCACCAGTGATCACAGTTGATTCAAAGATGTCAACACCAGCAATTCTACCAATGAAACCATCCATAAGTGCAGTATTACCTACATCACTTAGTGAGTGACTCATAGTAGCACCAGCATTTGTTAACTGTGATTTAAGATCATACGCTTGGTATGGGTGTAACACAGCAACGTAGTTACCAGGTGCTTGGTTAGCACGTAGAGTAGCCGCAGCCTTAAAGATGTCATCAACAGTAACAGCCGCTTCTGCTTTGTTGATTTGACTTGAGAAGCCACTGAATAGTGCCGCTAAATCTGTGTCAACTTTCTTAGCCATAGCATCACCAATCTGACGACCAATTGCAGCCGCAACATCATCAGTTGCTGATTCTGCAGCCAAGTCAGTTAGTTCAACCATAACACCAACTTCAGCCGCTGTAATAGTTTTAGAAGTTGTGTTGAACGCTGTGTTAGATAGATCAGTTCCATCTGCTACACCAGCCGCATCAATTGCTGGATAGATTGGAACCTGTGCTGTTAAGCCTGGAGTTCCAGACATATTGTAGTTACGAACAACTGGACGAATCACAGTTTGCTCAGAAAGAGTGTATAATGCACTCTGGACGATATTTGCGTATAATTCGCTTAATACGCTACTTGTTGCTTCATTTGCCATTGTTAATCTCCTTTAGTATAGCAATGTTAGAGTCTAACCCCTTTTGCTTTCATAATTTCAGCATATTGCTTTCTATGAGCAGGGTTATTCATATCCAATTTGGATATATCAGTTTCTACCACAGGAGCTTGTTTTCCTACGCCTTGTCCAGTGCCTGAACCACTTGGTCCTGCTTGAACAAAATGAGGATTAGCAGACAAAAATTCTTTTACCAAAACGTTAGGCGATAATGGATTACCATTGTCATCATAACGCACTTGTCCGTTGCTATCTACAACATCAACACCGCCAGATTCATTTAGTTTAACCTGACCTTTAAGTAGTGATACTACCTGTTGAGGATTAATGGCTTTTTGTCCACTTGCCTCATTTAGTAGAGCACCATCTACCTTGATTGACTGAAGTTCTGCTTGATACTGACTAATTTTAGAGTTAAACTTTTCAGCTTGCTCTTTCATTAGTTTCTCATACTCTCCACGCTTTTCCATTTCCTGGGTTTTACGTGTTTCTTCAGCTTCAACCAAACTGTTGTAGTGATCCAAATCAACGCCTGAGTATTTCTTCTCAAACTTTGCTTTTTCTCTTGCAACACGCTCTGCAACAATACGATTAACTTCGTCTTGTGTTAGAGTAGCTTCTGCTTTTTCCTGTGTCATTGCCTGCTGTTCTGTAGGAGTAGCAGTCGTCTCCGTTTCATTTACCGCTGTTTCTGCGTCCATAATTGTTCCTCTTTCTATTGGTTGAGTTCTACCACCTGCCCTCTCAGACAGTATGTTTTTGTAATATTATTTAGTAAAATACTACAGAAACCATTTTATAAAAGGCATTATTTCTTCTTTTTGCCGCCTCTTGTTTTTTTCTTCTTTTTGCCGCCACGCATAGCCATAATTGCTCTCCCTTGCTTTTCTGCTTGTTCTTTTGATTTATAGACTTTGCCTGTTGAGCCCCATCTATAACCGCCTGATACTTTTCTAACTGGCATCTTCTTCCTCTATTCCATCCCAACTTGGATGTTGAACAGGTTTATACTCTGCATATTTTGCACTAATTTCTTTGCGTCTTGCTCTACACAAATGAAATAGTTCAAGCAGATTCTTTCTTGCTCTACGTCCAGCCCTAACACTGTGTTTTGTTTCAAACTTTTGAATATTCTCATTGTATTCAAAAAGCACTTCACGTATTCTTTCTTCAGTGCCTTCTACCCAATAAGGAATATTATCCTTGACGTATTGACCCATTAAACAACTCCGCTATCTCTGGATGTAAAGTCATTATTTGTTCATTGGTATAACCTTGTTCTACCATTTCACGCAAGTGTGTTACTAAATCTTGTGCATCAGTAACTGGCCCGTGTGTCATAGCAGTCATATCTGGTGTTCCTTCTTCAAGATATTCTTCAATCTCATCCCAGTCTTTTTCAGTGATTGCTTCAAAAATCATTTTGTCAATTTTATCAATCATTTTAGGATTAGTAATGTTTGCGTCTTTTGCCATTTTAAGCATTTGCACATCATTTACTTTATCTTGAATTGAGAATGAACGCGGATATTTGATTTCACCAGTCCACGCTTCGCCTTGATAACTTGACCACATACGCCAAATTTGTTCTTCTGCGTGTTCTAAATTCATTGCAAAATCTGCAAGTCTTGCGTTCAGCATTTGGAATTCAGTTTGTAATCCAATGCCCGATAAACGTCTGCTTTCAATTGAACGGATACCGCCTAAACAAGCCATTCTATCAATGCTTTCAATTTTCTTTTCCATTGCTTGTAGAACACTTTCAATACTTGCTCCATCTGGTTGTAGCAAATAAGGTTTTAAGCCTGGATCCATACCTTGTGGTAATTGAATAATTGAACCTGCACCAGCACTTGCTTCTGTATCAGCAGTTTTAACAAGACTTGGATGGTTAGTTAGTCTAACAATCTGTTCAATCTCAGAACTAAATTCATACATCTCACGTTGAACATCTGCAATATCTCCGACGGCTGAAACGCCTATGCCCCTAATATTTGCCCTCTGGGCATAGACGCATACTGCAGGCACCCTTCCTAACTGGTTTGCATAAACCTGTTCAACTGAGCCCTCACGCTCGTCACCTTTAACTTTATAAACTGTAATTTCTTCTGGAGTGTATTCACGCACATACTGTTCATCGCCAACAACTTCTTCTTTGACTTTTAGATATGTTAGTGTGTATAAACCATTTGCTTGTCTTGCGTATTCCCAATCAAGAACATTGTCCGGTGTGAAGATGGAAACATATGGACGTATTTCTTGATTAAGTTCATCAGCTCTTGTCATTGCAGTGCTTGCTGGCTTGTCAACTATGACCCAGCAATTACCATATACCATAGTAAGACTGCTTAGATCACGCATAAATGCATCATAACTTCTGCCATCAAGATCAGCATCATCTAAAAATGCATCAAGTGCTGGTCCTTCAATATTATTAAACACACGTTTAACTCTTTTGCGGAATAAGAAGCTGTTATAAATTCCTACAACTGATTTTACGTGATTGTCTAAGCCAAGCATTCTTAGACGTTTTTCATAATCATCTCTGCTTTCATAATAGTATGGTTCAAGGTATCTACCTGCAAAAAAGTCATAGCCTCCTTGATAACTATCACCTAAAAACTGCCATCTGTTTAGGTAGTATTTGTAAGCATCGTGTGCTGAAAGGATTAAGTCAATGTTATTTCGACTGTCACCTTTTATTATTCTATCTCTTATATAGGGCATTAGTTCCATCTCCTTTGTTGGTTATTACCAGTAAATGCCCAACGTTGTGGTTCAGTGTTAGCATTATAGTCTGTGCGTAGAGGGAATAAGAAATCAATTTCATATCCTACTGCATCAGCCATATGATCTAACTCTCCATCCTTTTCAATTACGGATGTGCCTGGTTTATAAACCATTTTTTCTAAACTGTCAATAATTTGTTTGCATTTAGGGTCAACAAACAGTGAACGATGACCTTGTGTGTTTTTAAGTTTTGCATTCACTGAATTAACTCTATCTCTAATAGGTGTATGTGCGTTTCTAACTTGCACGGTAAACCCTGCGTTTTGCAAGATTGAAATATCAGTGCGTCCACCCGCAGAGGTCTTACGTTGTCTGCCCGCTGGGTCTGGATACATTATAATCCTTGAATTAGGATATCTTCTTTTCAATTCATCGCAAACTTCATCTGTATTAGAACCACGCATACATATCTCATCTATAAAATAAACTGTGCTACCTTCAATAACTGATATTGAAACACTCATAGGATCTACGTTAAAATCAATCCCGCAATGCAATTCTCTTTTGTCTAAGTTATTGCAAGGCACTACAGTTTCTTCTCTGTCAAAGTTATAATATACTACACCTGAATATGTTGTAAATGTTGCAAGATATTCTTGTTCAAATGTTCTTTGATCCATATCACGCATAGCACTATCTATTTCTTCTTGCGGAACATTGCCTCCATCTATGGTTCTGTATGTAAAACTATCCCAACCTGGGTTTGTTTTTGCTTCCATATACATTTCGTGACTAAATGATCCTACGCCCCTTGGCGTGCCTGTAAACAGTGCGTGTCCATTTTTGTCAGATAGTGTAGGGCGTAGGATTTCTGTCCAAGCCTTGGGATCTATGTCTTGGAATTCGTCCAAAACAAGAAAGTCGAGGCCCACGCCTCTTAAACTGTCTGGTGAGTCTGCGCCTTTTAAGCATATTTTACTTCCGTTTTTCAATCTCATTGTAAGTTCTGCTTCATTTGTTTGTTCAACCCAACGCAAGTCTTTGAGTTTGCCTTTTAGTTGATCCCAAACAATGCCTTTGGCCATTCTATAACTTGGCGCTACATACCATACAAGGCTGTTTTCTTTTTTACTTGCAAATCTTGCCAACTCACGCATTGCTACGTGTGTTTTGCCAAAACGTCTACCTGTAACAGCAACACGAAAACGTGCGTCACTATCGCAAATAGTTTTTTGTGCATCACTTAATGGCACTATTTTTTCTCCAATATAATTTCAAAGCCAGCCGCAATGCTTGTAGTTGCGCCTGCTTTTGCTCTAATTTCAATATCTGTTTTTTCATCTAACACTGGCGGTAGTTGCCATACTCTTTGAAATGGCACACCAAAACTTGTAACCACTCCACTTACTCTTAAAACACCACCTGGACGTCTTGTCATTAGTTTTGCAACAACTGGTTGATTCTTTTCAACTGACATATTGCCTGACACAAGATATCCACGATAACCAGCTGGTATAGTATATACAGCCATCAGTGTTTGTTGCATTTCAGAAAAGATTTTAGCGTATGTTGTTCCGCCGTTTGCAATAGTAGTATCACCATCAAGATCTGTTCCATTGCTAACATAGGCTCTAAACACTCTTAGGAATTCACCTGTAGTTGTTGCTGTTCCACTACCATCAAGTGTAACAGTTTCTGTAAGTGCATCATAATTTGTATCTAAACCTTGAATAGTTATTTCTACGCCGCTGTCAGTTGCACCACTTGCGGAAGTTGCTGTCATAGTAACAGCTGAACTTGGATAGGTATAAACTGAATCGCCATCCCATACTGTTTTATAACTTGTTGTTGCTGTTGGCAAGTATCCAAACTTGTCTATACCGCCCATATTAGGAACGATACCTTTTCTAATACCTAAACCATAGGGCCACGTATTTGTATCTTGATTTGTTCCGAAATTTACGTCACTCATTTAATCCTCCCAAGGTAATGGTGCTTTTGCATCGCCGTCTTCTGGTGTATCCCTCATTCCAAGGTATTGCTTTGATAAGAAGATTTGTAGCCTTGTGTCTCCATTCATCGCCTTTTCATACATTGCCCTTCTTAAACTTTGTCTGCCTTCTTGTTTGCCTTTTTCTAAAATTTTACTAAATCTTCTGCGAAGCGTGTCAACACTAATGCCGCATACTTCTGCAATTTCTTGATCTGAGCATTGGATACAAGCCAAGCGGAATACAAGTTCCCTATCTATGGTTTTGTATTTCTTGGTTGTGTTATTCTGCTCTTCACTCATTATAGTTCTCTCTCTACTACCTTTATTCTAAAGTTTCTGCTGTCTTGTTTACTGTTGTCGGTAACAATTTTGTATTCGACATTGTAAATGTTGCCAGCAGTTCCGCCAGATATATTCGCTGTTACGATATAATCTGTGTTTGTTGACGAGTCTATTGTCAAAGGTGCTGAATCTCCTGATATAGTTTCTGCTGTAACAGTAATGGAAGAAATAACTTCGCCACTGGGCATCCAGTTCTCCCAATCAAGAGAATAATCCAACACTGCGTATGGATCTTTTTCAATATAGGTGCCCTGCCTATCTTGTTGAAATCCAGTTAATGTAGCCATTATCCTGTTCTCCTATCTTTAATGCCAGCAAGTTCAACTAACTCAAGAGGTTGCACGTCTAATAGTCGTGTTTCACTTGGCACCTTAAATTGTCTTGTTTCTGGTTGTATACTATTTAACCTATTTTCAAATTTACTGGTTGAAATGCGTGTTTCTTCAACGATTTCCAACAGTCTTGATTCTGAATCTACTTGATATACCCTAAATGGATCAATATTATAAATTGTTAATGCACTTACTGTTGTAGCAAACGCTTGTATATCTACAATACCTCCAAATAATTTACCACCAACCCAACGTGGTAAAGTAAATTCTGCACTTGATGTTACTAAAGCTTCAGTAACTTTAACA